GAAACAGTGAGTACAATACCCGTCATATTTATTTGATACACGAGTATCACAAAATATTGATAAACATTTTAAATTAACAACATCAACCATTAAATCTGATTTACATCCACCACAATGTGTACCTCTCTTAGTTCCTTCAATACCAAAATATGGTATTTTAATTTTACAAATAGTGCATTTTTTACTTTTGACATCAACCATTAAATCTGATTTACATCCACCACAATGTGTACCTCTCTTAGTTCCTTCAATACCATAAATAGGTTGTTTAATTTTACAACCTGCACATTTTTTACTAACAACATTGACCATTATATCTGATTTACATCCACCACAATGTGTACCTCTCTTAGTTCCTTCAATACCAAAATATGGTATTTTAATTTTACAACCTGCACATTTTTTACTAACAACATTGACCATTATATCTGATTTACATCCACCACAATGTGTAGCTGTCTTAGTTCCTTCAATACCAAAATTTGGTATTTTAATTTTACAAAATGAACATTTTTTATTAAGAACATTAACCATTAAATCTAATTTACAGCCACCACAATGTGTAGCTGTTTTAGATCCTTCAATACCAAAAGTTGATTGTTTAGTTTTGCAAACTGAACATTTTTTACTTTTAAAATTTAATTTACGGTCATTGCACACATTTCTTAACTCTTTAAGTTTATCAACTGAATCAACTTTATGTTTTATTTTATCAATAAAAATATGCTCTACGTCTTCGCCGCGGCAACGAAGTTGTACATTCTCAGGCATTTATTTATAATATATAACAATTCTTTATAACTATTTAATTTACATTAAATTAATTCTTTTATTTTCCAACGTAAGTTCCATCCATATTGCTACCTCCAGAATTAGCACAACCATAAATTCCGTCACTTGGAATAAAACAGTCAAGAGGCCTTCTTTCTAGATCGGGGGTAATCGTGGTGTTGAGCCATGGACTTATGACATTAATGGGATTTGGAATTGTAGCTCTTAGGTCGTAAGATGGGTTTCTGTTAGATCCTAGTACTGTATCAACACCAACTTGTTGCATGGCACTTAGAAAATTCTGGTTGGCGAGAATATTTGCGGGGGCGTTGACGTCCCAAGTTTGTTGTCCTGGTATGGTTGGTTTGGGTAGTAAGCTTGTGGCAACAAAGGTTGGTGCATTTTGTGCGCATGCGCTGATACTTTGTGCTCTGTCATTTCCAAGGTTAACGGCTTGGTATTCTGAATCATGTAGATTTCCGTTTAGTATATTGTAGGGTGCTGTTTTATCGCTTACTCCGCCGCCTAGTTGAACTGCTCCACTTCCGGTTTGTTCTTGTGACTGTCCTGCTATGGAATTTAGTTGTTGTTGTGTTGGTGTGGCTGCGTTAACTGCCTGTTGGTAAATTTGGTAGCTTAAAAGTTGGTCTCCTGAGTTATTTAAACTAATATTTTGTTTTCCTCCTGGTGTGTTTCCGTTAGGTCCTGTGTATCTGCTGTTGGGGATTGAGCCGTTGGCAGCTGAGTTGCCGTTATAGAAATTTTCTCGCTGGTTACCAAAATTTTCAATTTGGTTGCTGAAAAGCTCAGTTTCCGAAAGGACGATAGATGAAATAAAGGCTAGTCCAAGTCCTGCCGCAATATAACCTCCGATTTTAGGGTCTGATGCAAAGTTATCCATGTTTATGAATATAATAGATAATAATTTTGGAAATAAACCCTTTTAATTAATTTTATTTAATTTAATTTTGATTCATTTATAAAACCCCATTAATTATCACATAATCGCGTTATAATATTATTATAATATTATTATAACATTATTATAACATTATTATGAAATACACCAACATACTTTTATTACTAAAAACATTAGTATATTTTTCAAATGGAGAACCCAACTGGTGCAACTGTAACTGTAACTGCATTTTTACACCAACACCAGAACCCACTTCCCTACCAACTAACGAACCAACAAATGTCCCTACAAAAGAACCTACTAACGTCCCAACAAACGAACCAACAAACGTACCTACAAAAGAACCAACAAATGAACCAGAGTGTAATATAATGCCTATGACTGGACTTCCTGGATTTGATGGTTTTATGTTTTCACTACCACCTGAAGAATTTCTAATAGAAGCTAATGTAGTACTTTATTCAAATAGTTCTGGTTGGTCAAACTTGTATCAGCTTGGTGAGAGTAATCGTCCAAGATTAGCTTCTGCCTTTATTTTCCCTGGATCATCTCAGCTTACATTCCGTATAGCATATTCTATGACTAGTGATTATATATGTGAACCTAATCGTTCATTGGTACTTGGTGAATGGACTGTTGTTACATTGCGTATAATTAATGGTTTTGCTATAGGTGAGTTTGATGGTGTACAGGTATGTTCAGTTAATTTGGGTGTTAATGGTGCTTTGGGTAATACGGGTGTTGGTGATTTATTTTTTACTGGTAGTAAACATTATGCTGCTCCTGATGCGTGTATAGAGTATATTACGGTTTCGCCTATGAATGGTTATCCTAGAAATATTACTTATGCGTCTGATATAATTACATCAATTTACAAACCATCTTGGAAAATTTTTCTTCCTGTAGATATAAATGGTGATGATAGTTATACAATAGGTGCTACTACATTAGCTGAACGTAATATGTCACCCTTAACAATATTTGACGCTAATTTAATAAATTATGAAAACAAGCCTTATTTTTATGAAGATAATGGTGAAGTGGTGTTTAGAGCTCATTCTGGTGGTGCAACAACTAGTGGTACAAAGTATCCTCGTACTGAACTACGTCAGCGTGTAGGTGGTGGTGATAATTATTGGTCTGTAAATGATTTTCAGTCTTTGGAAGCTGAAATAAGATTAGTTGACGTTCCTCTCCAAAAGACAAATACGGTAATTACTCAAATTCATAGTAGTGGTACTCCTCAAATTCTTGCTATAATGTATAATGTAAATTATGGTATATATATAGAGTATAATGAATATTATAGTACAAGAAATGATTCATTATTATATAATTTGGGTGAAAGACTTTATGTAAACATTACGGTAGATAATGATTTGGTTATATGTTATATTGCAAATTTAGATAGTTTAAATACAACTTCAAATACTTGGGTATCAAATTATACACATGGAGCATTTCAGATAGGTGCATATTCATTGTCAAGTATATTTTTAAATGAGATAGAGGGTGACCCATATATTAATGAATTGCCGGATGCAGGATCAGAAGTAAGAATTAGGTATATAAATATTGTAGAGACATATAACAATGAAACAAAAGAGTATTAAAATTTTTTAAACTGATTTAAATTTCTTTTCTATTATTAAGTAATGGATAGCAAATCTGAACTGGAAAAAGTTAAAGAAGAATATAAAAAGAAAACGAAAGAAATTAATGCAGCTCGTAAGATTAATTCTTATAATCCGTTCAATCTTATAAAAGAGGTTCATAAAAAAAAAGAAGAGAAATACGTAAAGGGTAAAACAGACGAATCCAATATTAAAAAAGCTAAAGAAATAGCTGATATTTTAAATATCGGGGATACAAAATACATTATGTTTCTTTTAAATACAGAACCAAATAATATCACAATTTCTGAATTTATAAAAAAATTTCAAAGCGGAAACTACCCAAATTTAGTACCTCAGGGAATTAATTCAGGGTATACAATCCCAATGTACTCGAATCCAGGGTATGCAACCCCAATGTACTCGAATCCAGGGTATGCAAACCCTTATACAAACCAACCTGACCCTACAGTTAATACTGTTTTACCATATTTACTTGAGTCTATGAACAATAATAAAAAACAAACAAGATCAAGTGAGTTAAGAAATCTTATTCCAATAATTTCACAGCTTCAGCTTCAAACTCCTTCTAAGCAATTTTTTGAGGGTTTGGTTGATGATTATAGTCATCAAAATACTTCACTAAATAGAAATAAATCTGAATTAGCTGAATATATGGATAAATATGCTCAATTAACTAATGAATATAGTGATGTACTGAATAAATATAAAACTAAATTAAGTGACTTAGAAAAAAATTGGGGTGACTCCTTAGGAATGAGCGAATATGACCGAAAGAGTCAATTAAGACCATTTCTTGAAGAAACTATCCCTTTAGCAGAAGTTAAAACAGATAAATGGTACCCAAGGGTTAGTAAAAAATTTAGTAGATACAAAATTCATAGATAATTTTACAAATTGTAAATTTTTACAATCTGGAAAATAATATATTATTTTCTAGGTTAAATTGATTATATCAATTATTTATCTTTTAATTTTTTTTATTTAAAAATAAATGGGGTTTTAAAAACACCTAAATGTTCGTCTTTCAAAATAGCTGGGCAATGCTCCCAACAATCATTCTCTATAGAATCTTCATAACTACATCCAAGGTTTGTTATATTTCTCCAAATCATTGTTAGTGAATAAGCCCTAATTATTTCAATATTATTTTCTAATGCTTTTTTTAAATAAGCTGCTTGAGCTTTATACCACATCTTATGCAATTTGCCCATTCCCTCCTCTAATTTTATTATATACTCGTAACACTGCGTAAATGTTTTTAAGCCGACCCCTCGATCTCCTTGCGAGTCTTGCGAACACGACGAGTTGTACGAGCCTTCGTGTTGCTCGACTCTGACGACTCCTCCCCTTCTACAACAGCGGTCTCTTTCGCCGCACCGGTCTCTTTCGCCGCACCGGTTTCCTTGGCTGCAACAGCGGGAACGGGAGTTTCCGTGTTCTTGATAAAATGAGGTTTGAGGAACGTTTGGAGGTTGAAAAAAGTCAGTTTCACATCCGGGTTCAGAAGAGATTGAAGTTTCGCTCCAGCTTCCCCCTCTAGATCGATTTGGCGACCATCCGTCGCGTTCTTGAGGTTGTTGTCGGTGATATATTTCGAGATCCGCTTGGTCACCTCTGTACGAGGAATCATCTCTCCCTCCTCTAGCCCCAAAAAATCACGGAGCTCTCCCGAAACTGTGGTTGGGCGAGTAATCCCACTAGGAGCACGAGGTTTGTTAGGATCTACGGTGCGACGACGGTTCTTCTTTTTCTCTAGTTTAGTTACAGTTTTGCGGACTGCTTTAAGGTCTGAAAGAATAGTTTTAATTTCATCATTTACGTTTTTCTTAATAAGTTCAATACGTCCAATAATATCGGTTACCGTATCTACCGTAGTTACATTCTCTGAAATTTCGGGAGCCTCCTGCTCATCTACCTCGTTTACTTCAGTGTCAGACATTTTGCTTTTTACTGGTTTTGTGTTGGCTGTTTGAGTTTTTTCTACTTTCATTTATTATAAATATATAATACTATTATTCTTTAAGTACGTTTATAGTTTTTAAAAAATAATATTATTATAATTCTTTTTTTTGTCTACCTAATTTAAATTTTTTAAAGTTTAAGTGTAAAAGTTATTTCTTAAATTAATAGGTATTCCATCTAAATGAGTTGATCTTTGAAAATCGCCTGCTCCGGTATAACCCTGAAAAGTATTCATTAGTGCAGGACTGTAATTCCCCATCATTCTATTTAAACCAACCGAGTTACCAAATCGCTTACTTCTTCTTCTACGCCTTCCTTGGTTCAAGTCTTCCATGATAACTACTCTATTTAACGGTCTCTTAGCTGTAGTTTTCTTACCCCTACTTCTACGTCTGCTTTTTTTGTAATTTACTAAATCTCCGGTGTTTGCGTCAAACATTTTATTACTTCTGCGTTTTCTACCGAAAGACATTTGATTACGTCTACTTGCGCGTCTACCACTTGCGCGTCTACCACTTCCACGTCTACCACTTCCACGTCTACTTCTACTTTTTTTATGTTCTACTATATCTCCATTTTCTACGTTCAGTAATATGCTTTTACTACTTCTGCGTTTTCTGCCGAAAGACATTTTTTTGTTATGCTTCTTGTTATGCTTTCTACCAAATGACCTACGTCTTGATTTAAGAGACTTTCTTTTACGATACTTTTTGCAACTAAATGAAGGTAACCACGAAAATCCCATATTAATAATAGTATATATTTTATTTTACATTTAATTTTACATTTAATTATTTGTTTTTTGAAATGTTATTAATTTCTTACGAAATTAAATTCGGAACGATTAATAAACCGAATTATATTAATTATTTCTTTTTCTACATTTTCAATATCTTTATCTGAAGTTTCTACAACAAAAACTTTATTATTATTAAGAAATACTTGATCATGATGATAATTCAACTTTTCTAGATAATTAATGTCTATAGGTTTATCTCCTCTTTGGATAATTCTATCATAGCATTTTCTATGATCCGTTTTTAAATAAATAAAATAATCAGGTTCATAAGTTTGAACCAAATTTATATTTTCTTTCAGTAGATCTACATTTAAACTTGTGAATGTTCCTTGATCTACCAATATTTTAGAAAAAATATTAATTGCGCTGTAACTACTACGTTCAGTAATAACTACTTTTTTATTTTCAAAATTTTTAAATATTTGTGAAAAACTTGTGTTGATTCTTAATTGTAGTAACATTGCATTACTTTTAAAATCTATTATAGCTTGAGGGTTATATTCTGCATAAAAATTATCTAGGTAAGGTTTCCAAACTTCAACCGGTTCTCTAAATACTCCATATATTGAGCTTGAATAATCATTATATAATTTATTAATAATTGTTGTTTTCCCAGAACCAATAGATCCTTCAATTGAAATCCAAACCATTTTAACGGTATTTCTAATAACTTTATTATTTTAATCCTTTAATCTTTTTAAATTTTGTATTTCGTTTAATATTTTTATTTATTTTGAATTGTTTAATTAATATGAGTTGGTTTGGAAAAGCAGGGAAAAAAACATCGTCCACTAGAAAACGTACAAGTTCTAAAAAGAAAGCAAGTAGAAGCAAAACTAGTAGTAGCAAACGTTCTTCAAGAGTTTGTTTTGTTAACGGCAAACCTAAAACTGCTGTACCTAAGCAGGAAGGAAGTGGATACTATTATTCTAGAAGATTAGCTAGTGGTAAAGTTCAGAAAATGTCAGTAACTGGAAAAACTTATACTAAAACTCAAGCTTTATCTAGGATTAGAAAAGCAAGCAAGTAATTAAAATTCTCTAACCATAGGGATATCCAGTACTGTACACCATTTAACTATATAATCTAATGTTTCAATATTAATTAAACCTTCCCCAATTGGCGCATGTCTATCTTTACGAGATCCACATGCGCATTTTGAGTCGTTATAATGTACCAAAACTATAGAACCTGGACACTCTTCATTCCATTTTTCCAAATATTTGTCAGGTTGATAACCACAGGCAAAAATATGACAAGTATCTATACAAATCTTTAGTTTAGTTTTTTGAAAATCTGAAAACTTGTTATAAAAACTAATAAAAGAGTCTATGTCACTCAATACTTCTGTTCCTTGGCCAGCAGGTGTTTCGATAAGTAGAGGACAAGATTCATCAATAGAATCTAGCATGTTGAGAATATTTTTAAACATATTATCTACCGCTTTTTCTGTTCCCATTTTTAATGCTTTACCTACATGAACTACTACACCTTTTGCTCCCAACATAGGGCCTATTTTAAGATCATATTCCAAACACTCTTTTGCTTTTTCAAACTCTTCACCAAATCTAGACAAATTGATTAGATATATAGAGTGAATAAATACAGACATATTATTTTTAATAATTAGTTCTTTAGCTTTGTGAATATCTTTTTCATTTACATTAGCCCTTTTCCAAGTTTTGGTTGAACCAGTAAAAATTTGAATGGGAAAATTTTTAACATTATCTTTTATACTATCCAAAACATCCTGAATAGTTTTTGTGTAAGTTGGCGACTTTCCCACGTGAAATCCTAGTTTAGCTTCCATATTTTTATAATTTTATTATGTTATTTAACCTTAAATTATTTCTTACGTATTATATATATGTCATATTACTTATTATCGACATTAATATTTAATGGGACTAGTAGAGCTTTATGGTGGACAGGGACTAATTTCTTATATGTAATAACACCAAGTGCCGTATACAGTACAGTGGGGTGTATTTATGAATGGTTTTATCCAAGTAAAACAGAATCTGAAATGTTATTAGAAGAGTTAAAGGAGATTAACAAACATTTAATAGAATTAAGAGATAGTGGTGTTGTTATTGTAGATAAATATGGAAATACACAAGATACGGTCATTTATAATGATTATCCTGATTATACTTTAAAAGATTTAGAAAAAATACCAGTTACGTATCTTCGGGAAAGCGGGTTCCGCGAAAATGGTAAACGTTTCATTCTTGGTGATATTATTAATGAAGATGTTATGTGTAAAAGTATGATAATTGAGGAGGTTGATTAACTTACCAATCCATGATACTATTTATTTTTTTTTGTAATGGTGTTAATTTATTAAAAGTTTCAATGTCTATTCCGTGTGTGGAGTTATATGGGTCTCTGCATGTAATACATATATCATCAACAACATTAAATTTCATACTAATAGAGTAAAAAGACAAAACATTTTTTGTATATTGACACCTTATGCATTTTTTAATTTCATAATTAAAATTTTTGTTGTTTAAAAAACTATAATATTTGTTATCTTTTATATACAAATATGGATAATTTTTGTCTACGTAGATTAAATCATCTATGGTAAATTTATCCATCTTAATTTATAATTTTATAAAATTGTTATCTTTAAAATATTTTATATTATTATAAAGATGGATAGATTAACTAATGATCAAAAAGAACAAAGAGGTTTTTCAAGAACTGAAATTTTATTAACGAGTAGTAAAACTTTAACTATATTGGATATAGTATCTTATGTTCTATTAATTATTACAACATCAATAGTTGGTTTTAATATTTTAAAAAATTTTAAAATTCCTTTTATAAATAGGAAAATTTCAACTAAAGAAATTAATATATTAGTAACATCTATGTTAATTATTGTTTGGTGTATATTATTATCAGTTCAAATAATAAAATTAAAAAAAGGGTTTTATTAAAATTCGTTCCGAATTTATTTTTATTAAGATTTAATAAAATTACCCTTTATAATTTAATTATTTTAATTTAAATTTAGTTTCGAAATTAAAATCTTTATTATATGTATCAAAGATGATTTTTTATACTAATAAAATTATTTTATGCGGATTCTGCGTATTAGGAAGCGTATTAGCAAAAGATACATTCATAGTTACATTAAAAAAGGGCACTGTGTTATCTGAGGATATTAGAACAGAAGTATTGGATAGTTTTAAAATTGGTGATTTTTACGGTATAACCGTTAGTGATGAATCTATTGTAAATGAATTGAAGATGTTAGATTTAGTATTAGACATAGAAATAGATTCCCCAATTCAAATAGGACCAATTAATAATACGGTACCTTTATTCGAAACATTAGAAATATCTAGAGAATTAGATAGTAATTACCAATGGGGTTTAGATAGAATAGATCAACCAGACCTCCCACTAGATAAAATATACAACCCTCCTCAAAACGGAGATGGAACTTTTGTATACGTACTAGATACAGGAGTTAAAATTACTCATAATGAATTTGAAGAAAGGGTGGAATATGGTTATTCTCATTATGGTCCATTACCTACAGATGGCCATGGCCATGGAACTCATGTAATGAGTACTGTTTTAGGAAAGACTGTTGGTGTGGCTAATAAAGCAAGAGGTGTTGCTGTTAAAATATTGTCTGATAGTGGTGCTGGTTCTACGTCTGGTGTAATAAAAGGTATTGAGTGGGCAGTTAATGATATTATAACTAATAAAAGATGTGGTGTAATTTCTATGTCTTTAGGAGGAGGAAAATCTAATGCTCTTAATAATGCTGCTAATTTCGCAGTAAATAATAATATAAACGTAGTTGTTGCTGCGGGAAACGATAATGATTTAGCTTGCAGTTATTCTCCAGCTGGTGCAGAAAAGGTTATAACTGTTGGATCAACTGATCAGTTCGACCAGCGATCAAGATTTTCTAACCATGGAGAATGTGTAAATATTTTCGCACCAGGTTCCAATATCTTAGGAGCAAGTATTTCAAGTGACTCTAGTTATAGAACATTAAGTGGGACTAGTATGGCTTGTCCTCATGTAGCTGGTTCTTTAGCTTTATTATTTAAGGGTGAAGGTAAATGTGACCAAATTAATGCAGCTAAAAACATCGTAGATCTTGGAATTAAAGATAAACTAACCAATATGAGTCCAGATACAGTTAATATTCTACTTCAGGTTGAAAATATTAATTCCGTACCCACAGTTCCTACACCCAAACCTACACCCAAACCTACACCCAAACCTACACCCAAACCAACTCCTGCGCCTACTGTTCCAACTCCTGTACCAACTCCACAGCCTACTAAACATTGTTTTTATCACTGTAGGGATTTGGGTAATAAAAAAGAATGTAATAGCGATATTCGTTGTGATTGTAATTGGGGAAAAAAACGAAGAAATCCAAAATGCAGAGATTCTAAACATAAAAAGCCTCCAACTCCAGCAATAACTTGTAATAATGAGTGTAAACAAATTAACAATAGTTGTAGGTGTGAGTATAATAAATTAATAAATGATAATGAAGGATGTTCATGTAAATGGGAAAGAAAAAAGAAAAAATGTATTTTTACCGAATAATTTCTTACGAAAATTTCTTACGAAATCAAATATGTTCAATCCACTTGTCTAGTTCAATTTTGAACTGTTTGGGTGTTAAAATGTCAGTTTCGACATAATCTTTCGTTAATTCAGACACTATTGTCTCTTTCAACGTTTGATCGAATTTATGCTGGTTGACGGCAGTTCCTTTTTCTAATTCTACTTTATTATGTTCTAATTCTAACAACCTTTTTCTAATTTGAGCAGATTTGTTCATCATTTCAGCATTAATGGCGTAGGTTGGTCTTATATTAACTTCTGGGTCTACAACATTAAGTGTATCGATTATTCTATCAAACCTTCCGGTTGAACAAACATTTTTTCCGTGAACAACCATTTCGGATAATTCGTTATACAGTGTTTTCTTTAATTCGTCAGCATTATCTTCGTGTAATTTACTGTTTATTCTGTTCCATACTAATTGTAACCCTTCTGGTTCTGTCATTCCCGAGTTGGATAATATATGATCACTTGCTTCTATTTTCTTTAGGGAAAGTAAGGCGTCTGTTCTTTTAGAGCTAGGAATATTGGTATTAATAAATTTTTTTATGTCTGAAATAGTTTGTTTTTCAGATATATTAAGAACGGTAGATTCTTTTAATTTTTTCAGTGAGTGTCTAATTGTTGATAAAACTTGTGAATTATGTGTATTTTGAGGATCATTATGTTCTTTACTTCCTCTTTTGGGTATTTCAAGATTATTATTATTTTCAATAATGTTTTGAATAATGGCTTGATTTATATTAAACTGTTCATTGTCTATAATTTCTATAATTTCCTCTTAATTACTATAATTTGTCTGTCCTATATTTAAATGCTAGATATTTTAATAATTTTTAATCGAAATTCCAATTAAAGTTATTATTAAATTTAAAGTGAAATTCTTTGAGATTTTGATTAATTTC